CACAGGATTCTCGGAAGAATCCCTGTTTATAGGTCTTGCTCATGTTGACCTTAAGGCCAGCAGAAGTGAGACCGTACACAGCACCTTCGGTTAGTTCCACAGGGAACAAGATGTCGTCTCCAAAGACATACACATTAGCAGTACGGCTCACAGTTGAGCCATAAAGACATTGTATGCCAGCCTTAACCAAGCACCAGAACACGATTGCCTCTACTGGAAACGTTGTTGCGTTTCCCATTGGGGCGTACATGTTCAGGTCTATGACGCGATCATCGATCAGCTGTACTTTGTCAGCTCGAGTGCAACTAAGATATTGCCAAACATGCTCTCCAAAAAGGAGGCGCACGAGGCCCTTAGACACCCGATCGCTGGCATCTTTAAGATCGAGAGTACAATACTCACGATCCCTAGATGAGGACAATGCTAGCTTTCCATTTATCGTCTGATCACCGAAGTTAATAAAACCTCGGGTCAGACAGTTTTTGGTTACAGCATCCTCAAGCAGCTTACGTTGTCCTTGTTGTATCCATATTGCCTCAGTAGGGTGCACGCAAATTAAGCGTGGACCCCGTGAGTCCTTCGGGACTGCAACAAGCTTGGTGATAATTTCATCAAGGATGGGCCTTTTCTCAGTAACCGGTTCCGGGGCTTGATACCAATAACTAGGTAGCAAGTCAAAGTTCCGATAACGGGGATATAGCTCCATTAGACGACGAAACGATTGCGGGAAAGAAGATCGACTCACGGGATCTAGACGCGGAAAAACCGCGCCCGGGCCATGAGATGGATCTACTTCCTGCCAATTAATCGAATAAATGATTCGACTAACGATGGAACGCGCAATACGGAGGAGGGTTGAAGGATTCTCGCTAAAAGCGAGATCCCACTGCCCACAATCCGCATTGTTTTGTTCAAAACTAGCTTGCGCTGTTTTGATTTGATCATATGTTGGTTCTTGCTCGGCTTTATAGCAGAAAACAAGGATCTGATGCATAGCGCGCACATGAGCAGGATTGTCCGTTTGGACGATCGAGGCCCAGAGCGGCATTAACCACTCTGGAAACTCAGGCATCTTGATTTCATTCAAGTATGCCTGGGTTACCGCCTTCATACGCAAACCAGTTATTTTCTCGGAGATGCCTTGTGAGGCACTTTCGAGCTGGTTGCTTGAAGTCTCCGTGAGGAGACTCAAGACATGTGTATGGTGATTCCGGGGGGACGCAGTGATGCGAACCTTCGGAATTAAGACGGTCGGAGAATTGAGGAACCTTTTTACGAGTTCCCCATAATATTCCACCGAAACGGCGTCGGCTACTCTTTCGAGTCGCCACGCGCCATTATTCTGCTCTAGCCAACTAAGCATTTCCTTGTCTAGCTTAGGTGCTTCTATAAGCACCCAACTCTGCTCGATGTCTCCAGGGGGTACCAAAGGTATCCTTGTTTGACGAGAACAGTCAGCTAGCAGGCTATGAAACGTTATGGATATTAACTTATTCATGAACTATATAGTCTTACCTGTTTATGCTTACACCAATGAAGGTGTGTCGTTGTGATGCACTAACAAAAGGAACCTCACGGTTCCTTGCAGAGGTGTTGGAAATTAATCCAACATCGCGGGCGCCAAAGGGGGAGCGTATGAGCGGCTAAGAGGCCTCTCACCCTGCTCCAACC